CGAGGGCACCGCCAGCATCGCCGAGGCCTTCTAACCCTCCCCCTTCTTCCGCTACATCTTGGGAAGCAACTTCTAAGGCCGCTTCAAACTTCTTATCAAAGAACATTTCTCTCTGCATTCTGATGAGTTCGTCTTCTGCAAGGCCAAATAGGTTTTCAGAGATCCATCTTTTACTAAAGTATCCGTCGGTGGCTCCGTTAGCAACATCAAATTTTGTTCTCCACTGCTCTAGCTCTTGTAGCTCGGCAATCTTAGACGGATTGTTTAGCTGCAAATTGAACGAGATTAAATCAGACCCTCGATATCCAAGAGTATAAAGATGAATAACCCCTATTTTCTCCAGTTCTGCTATAATCGATCTCTGTAACCTTTGGATGGTCCTCGCGAATCTTACATCTTTTTGTGCAAGGGTGGTTTTGTCCTCCCCTCCTCCGTCATCAGAGTTAGAAAGATAAGATGCCGGGATCTTTAAGGCAGAGAATAGCTTATCTCGAAGATATTTCACGTCGTCGATATCCCCGGTATAAGTACCTCCAGGGAGAGTTTCAATTTTCGAAGATGTGTCTCCTCTCACCGGGATGAAATAGTCTTCCTCAGTGCTCAATGGGTTGTATCTCAAGTCTACGCGACCGCTTGTGGAGTCCACCAACTGGTTGCGCTTCATCTGAGTCATGACTTTTTGCATATATTGTTCTATGTCCGGTGGGGCTATGTTACCTACATCAATATAAAAGACTCTACGTTCCGGAGACCTAACAATTCGATATGCCATCATAGCGTCTTCTAAGAGAACAAGTTGTCTCCATATTCTTCTCGCCGGATCTAACACACTTGTGCCATAGGGAGTAAATTTGTCATTTCCAAGAATTCTAAAATGCGACATCTGCCAGTTTTCAAAAGTCATGCCACCGGAATTCCATTGGTATTGGATATAATTAGGATTGTTCTTGTCTTCCCCTTCGAGTCTTTCCACCTCTCCAACAGGCAGTGCTATAGTGTTTTTAATTCCCACCTTCTCGTCCAGATCAAGATACAAGAAAAAGTCTCCGTACTTGCACATTGTTCTGCACCAGCCAAAAAGACTGAACTCGATATTTAATACATCGTTATATAAAGTACTAAGCACTCCTTTGATCTCTTCATTGTGTGTCTTTATTCTCAACATAGGGTGAAATGTATTTGAAGTTGTCATCTCATCCGCGTAAATATCGAGGGCCGATGCAATCTCAGGGGTGTATTCCATCTGATCAAAATCAACATACCTGTCCAGGCGACTCTGTGTCGCCATAAAATCCAATTGAAGAGCTTCGTAGGGGTTATAACTTGACTTCTTAAACTGCTGCCCCGATGCAGAAGTAAACTTAAATTTGTCGAGTTGCCGTCTCTTGTTTCTTCTTGGTGCTTCGCGCCGTCTATCTACTATTGGTCCCGATAAAAGACGAGTCAGTCTCTTGAATAGTTCACTTGTAGCATTCCTTGGATTGTTTCTTTTGATATGTTTATTCTGCATTCCCTATCCTTTTAAAATCCAGCCGAACTGCTGGTCCTGTTTCTTTTGGTCGTCATCTTTAACCGGTTTATAGCCTATCATGCCAGGTATTGTCGTATTCATCTTCGTATCTGCTCTTGTCATGGCGCTCAAGAACGCCTTTTGGTAGTCACCTTCTCTTACATTTGTTACAAAAACGGAATCTCTAATCCAGCACCCTATGGCGCACGCCATAATCAGGTCGTCGTTGAATCCTTTCATCGCTTGCGCTCTTCCATTTTGCCAAACAAACGTCTTCATTTCATTATACAGCCTACTAGAGTTTATTTTAATTAGTTTATTCCGTATGAATTCTTCGAACTTGGCTATTACCAAAGGCCGCGTTGTTCTAGACATCGTAAACCCGCCGATTGTATTTCTAGACGACTCCGCGACCAAGGCATCAACATATTCATGGCTAGTCTTCCTGGCATAGTAAAGGTTGGGATACTGAAGTTCTTCTAGTTTAGTTATTACGGTCCACCCAACAGAGTTGTTTTCGACCGCCAGCAGGCAGTTGCCGTATTCCTTTCCAACATTAAAGAGTACATTAGCGAATACGTCGGGAGTAGTTTTGCCACGGTACTCCGCGACCAATTCCATAGTTTCGGTATTAAATATGTGGAAAGTTGAGTAATCCTTACCGTCGCCTCTCGCGACGTCAGCAGAGATCATATAAGTTTCTTGTTGGTCGTATTCCTTCCAAATCCAAATATTTCTATCAAATCCTGTCCTATACTTCGGTTCGCTCACTCCGCTCTCAATCAAACGTAGGTCTTCCGGGTTGAAAACAGTTTCACCAGACATATTAAAGTTGCACAACAACTCCTGCGCGATTTGTCGGGCGGACATATTTTTTGTTTCTTCCTCAAACCAATTTTGATCTCTATCCGGATGCACATCCCAAGGAAGCGTTGTTGGATAGAATTTATTAGTTTTTTCCTCGGCCCCCGTAAACGCCTGGTGAAACCAGTTGCCAACACCATTGGGGGTGGACAACGCAATACAACGACCTCCGGTTGATAGTGTCGGGTAGAGGCCAGTCCAAAGCTCTTCCAAACCCTCGACGTGTGCCGCCTCGTCAATAACCAAGAGTGAAAGTGCTTCCGATCGGCCAGCGTCTCCGCTCGTTGAGGATGCCTTAATCTGTGATCCGTTTGATAGCTCGAACGATGTTCGGTTGTCAACAGAGATATCAGTTATCATAATCCAAGGGGGAAGGTTCCTAATCATATGCTTAACCTTCTTCACTAAGTTGGCCGCTGTGCCGAATTTCGTCGCAATGACAAGAATGTTTTTATCCTTGTGAAACATCATCAACCATACGATGTAGGCTGCCGTAACAGTCGAGATACCTAACTGTCGTGCTTTTAGTATCACATTAAACCGATGATCATTAAAGTTTGTAAGCAACTCCTCTTGATAATCAAACACTTTAAAAGGAATTAACCCCTTCATAGGGTGAGAAATCTTCGCATAGTTATTAATGAAATAGGCCGGGTCTTTCCCGGCCTTTACTATTTCAGCGACTATTTCTTTCTTTGTTAGCTCGTTTGACATCTTGAACTCTTAGTTTGTAACGTTTTTAGCGTCTCTTGAGCCCAGCCCACCTTGTTCTAGAAAGTCTTTAAAATTCTTTTGTACGGAGTCCTCGCTCGGCTGGAGCTTGTCCTCTACTCCTTCAAGACCTCCGATCTTAAACTTTTTGGAGGCGTTGACAAAAACTCTGACCTTAGACGTACTCTGGACAATGGCGTCGACATCGCCAGCGTCAGTTAGTGCCAGAGCATTGCCTGTTATTTTCTTATACTCTTTCTTTAACCAACTTGCTATGTCTGCAATGGTCTGTTCTATTTCCGATTCAAACTTTGGGTTGTGTACATCAGTAAGCTTGATCTCTGCTTGATAATTAACCATAAGATGATTGCCGCTTACTTTTACTTTAAATCCGTCCATATCCCTAGAGCTTAGGACCGGGTGTCCCTCTTCTCTTTTCATGCCGACCTTAATTGGATCTCCATTGTGATCAAAAGCTCCATCATAAGCGTTGGCTGCTGCTTGTGCAATCCCTCTAACTACATCTAATGTTTGTTGCGACATCTAATCTTCTCCTTGAGTTTTCTCTGGTCTCCAGCCTGCTACCCATCTTTCTTCTCTACCTTCTACATACTCTACAAAACAACCATGGCAGCAATCGTATTTTGCCATATAAAGGTCGTCTTTAATTTTAAATGAGTATCTTTCGCAAACTGGACAATTTCTTTGTGCATCTCTAGTAAGTAGTTTTTTAGAAACAAAAAACCCGTCAACCTCAACCTTATCTTTCTTTTCTTGTATTTTGTTTTGCTTGGTTGTGAGAGTCTTAAGTTGCTGTAAATACTCTTTCTCTTTATTCTCATCCCAATCTGACCTAGGGTTCTTAATCGCAGTATCCCCATATTTTATCTTTATAGCTTTCTCAAGCCTAGCAATGTAGTCCAGGTCCTCGTTCACTTCTGAACCTCTACCGCCGCATAAAAGATTAGTATAGAGGTCAAAACCCCCACAACAACACCACCACCAAACCACCAACTCGCGTTGTCGTTCGGATTTTTTAAGGCGAGTTCTTGCAGCCTTTTTATTTCCGAATCTTTAATGTCAGTAATCGAGCGATGCTGCGTCCTAAGCGTGTCAAGCGTAGCTTGAACATTTCCCATTTCCAAAGCATATTTTGCTTCCATCTTCTCAATCTCGAATTTAATCTTAAGACTACATTCAATTTGTTTATGCTCCTCTTCCGCTATTAATCTAGCGGCAAATTTTTCATCGAATAATACTCCAGTAAATGGAGCGCTCTCTCCCTCTGTTAAGCTAGCAACTCGTCCTTCCGTAGCCATTCCAACACCCGGAGTGGATAATAGAAGAAAACAGGAAGCCCAACAGGCAAGTCTAAATTTTGTTCTATGGTACATAGGTAATACCAAATTTTTCACTTATCTCTTTCGCGAGGCCATCAGTATCATTATGATACTTTTCAACTATCTTTTTAATGGACTTCTTTTTTGACTCGGTAATCTGTTTTTCTTCTTCCGCATACTTGTCCTCTAACTCTGAGACCACCCTCTGGTAGTTGGCAAGGATTTCCTCCCTTTTACCTATCTCAGTTTGATGACTTTCATTCAAGACTGCCAGTTGTTTTTCATAACTACCTATAGTCGTGCTAAGGAGCTTGCCCGCTTGTTCGCTACTTCTTCTAAAAAATAGAACCATCACTACGGTATAGGCCACCACCGCCGGGATATACCAATAAGCTTTGACCCATAGTAGCGATTTCTTTATAGCGTGTTTGGCTACTAGCCATGTCATTGACCGTGCCTCCAAGTCGATGCTATATCGACCAGCGCCTCAGAGCCGATATAAACAAGTGCGACAGCAACCCAGTCTTCCGATGCAAGGTTTCCTGTCAAGGCAAGGCCAGTCGCAGTTAACCAAACTAATAGTTTTCTGCTAGTCACCTTCGCCACCATCTTGTCTAATATTTCTTTTGTTTGTTCACTCATTTTATAGTCTCCTTATAGTAATTAGTTAACACTACCACTTGGTATCTCTTTACCTGTCTTTAGTAATTTAAGATTTTTATCTAAAATCGCCCATCCAATTGCTTCACTAGCGCGAGTCTTCTTCATTATATCGAGACACACCTCTCTAAGGTCTTGTGCGGGAGCAGAAGTTCCCCAGTTACCTATATGGAAGACCCTGCCGTCATCTTGCCTGCAAAGGCACATTACGTGGCTAATCAACTCTCCCCCTTGTGACGCCCAGGAAAAGATGAACAGGCGAGGATAAAAGCCTCTTTCTAAAACATTAGCAGCCCAGACAGAGAATTCATCACAATCCAAGGGGAGGTCCGGTTGCCCCGACCTAATCTTTATACGAGGCCCCTGTCTATAGACTTCATCCCTTGAGATGTTAATTATGTGCTGTACATAATTCGGGGTGCCACACACGTCGAAAAGTTCTCTAAGACCGTCCGGTTTCCACTCCAACATCTCTAGCGTTCGCTGCACGCTGGTGAGCGGTAAATCTTTATCAAGGACGACTCCTCGATACTTACTATGGTATATAAGTCTATAAATTCTGCTCCACAGAATCCAGTGACGCAATGCTAGACCATATACTAGCTTGGCAGATATTATCTTCATCCGGTTATAAAAAAGTTTAAAAAAGCTCATATGTTACTCCTAAAAGTTTGCGTGCGCGTATCCGTTCACGTCTTTTTCAATAATGATCTGTTTGTCAACCACGTCCTTTAGAGTGTCCAGGTGTGAAATTAAGAGGACAGTCTTAAATTCAGACTTAATCATTTCTAATAATCTAACAAATCCTTCCATGTGTTCCTCGTCTAGCGACGTAGCCGGTTCATCGAGAATAAATACATCGCCGGTCGGTAAAGTGCTAATTTTAATTAATGCTAGTCTAATAGCCATTGAAGCAATCGTCTTCTCTGCCCCCGACCCCATCTCAATAGGGCGCGGTTCAAACTTTGGATGCTTAATCATAATGTCTAGCTTTCTGCCATCCTCTTCGAAGAAAACTTCAAAATTAACAATATTAGCCAAGATCTTTGATATTTCCTCATTGATAATCGGTAGCCTTCTCTTAATAATATCATAAGAAATACCATTGCTGTGCATGCATTTTAAGTATAACTCATAGGAAGTATACTCTTTTCGCAGACTTTCAAGTTCTTGCTGCCTTTTTTTCAAATTCTCAACCTCTTGCTCAAGGGACCCACGGCTCT